CCCAAACAAAGGACATGGTGCGTGGCGAGATGCCACGACGAGTGGAGCGTTCTTACTTATTGAAACATCCAAATGGGAGCTTGGTTGCCCACGGCTCCAATGAGAGCCGTGGGTAGCCTAAAATTTAAATGCAAAAAGGAGAACATAGAAGTAGTAGCTCAGGGCGAGACTTATGTGATCTCGTTAATGGCAAAGGCAGATGTGGAAACTGCCCATTGGATCTTGGAAGGGATCCAGTTTCAGAATTTAGAAGATGCAATCGCCTGGATAAAGGCGAGGTCGAATATGACTGGTACATCACCCTCGCATCAATGTGGGACGACCCCACACAAGACTTTGATTTAAACTTAGAAAAACAAATATGAATATTAAGCATAATAATCCGGTAGTAGCAGATTTAGTTAATCAAATTGAGATTAACTCAGACAATTTGATGAAAGTAAATTTGATGATTCAAATGTTTGATTTACCCAACTCAGACGAGATGAAACCCGCCCAAATTGGTAGAAAGATGGGCATTCCCGATGCATCCGTCCGTAAGCTAGAACAGCGAGCAAAAGCTAAACTCAATACTGAGTACCAAGCTATGCTTAATGAGGAACAAAGACTTTTAGATAAACACACGAAGGGCGATCAAGATCCTTCAATAAACTCAGGAGAACAAAAAATATGGCAAAATTGAAATCCAAAACTATCAACGAAAAGTTCGCTACTTTGTACAACAAGGTCGAACGAGAAGGCATGGGCTTTCATGATCAAATGATCTTTGTTACAAACATACTTCGAGATCATGGAGTCGAAGCTAAGACCGCTGTCGAACTTATGCATAAAGCAAGCGAAAATGTTGAACGCAGAAGACCAGCAATAGGTGAAATCGAACGCATTGTTAGATGGTCATATCAAAACAAGGGCGTGATTGATGGAAATTACCATAAGCCTAAGGAGACAGCTCGACGTAATCAGTCGGTGATTGATGAGTGGGCATCTAAAGGAAGTCTATCATCCTTAAAGTTGCGTTCAAAAGAGATCCCCAAAAAAGCAGAATACATAATTGAAGAGCTTTACGCAGAACATGAATTACTTCACATCAGCGAAGACATTTATCATGATACAATTAAGTCGGCTGGCGACTGGGTAGATGGAGGTCTAAAAGGAATGCAATACTTCTGTCCAGCAACCTTCAAGGGAGCTGACAAAGGTCGCTTGGCTGAAAATGTTGATGTAAGACCATATCTTGTTTTTGAAACAGACGAGCGACCCAAAGACTGGGATGGTCAATGCGGTCTCATAGACCGCCTTTCCCAAGAACTAGATTTGATTATGGTCACAGCCTCCGGCAATAAGTCACTTCATGCTCTCTTTGATGCCTCTACACCATCTGAGGATCGCATTGCGAGGTTTAAGGATCTAGTGGTTACCCTTGGCGGTGATAGAAGCGTTTTACGACCATCACAAATGGTAAGATTTCCATGGGGTGTAAATACCAAAACAAATACAATTCAGGAGGTCGTTTATTATGCAAGATGACTCTTCCAATTTCACAAAGTTTTTCACCGATACTTCAGTACTAGAGGACATTGGTTCTAATGGTCGTAATTATTCAGATGAAGCCTCAGGAGAGTCTAAACCTATGCCCTCCCCTGAGGTGGATTCTACAATTCTTCCACCAATATTATCAGGCAAAGACTTCCCTCCTCTTTGGGAACTAGAATCTAGACCCTTCTTAGTGGATGGTATGATCCAAAAATCTGATACAGTCCTATTAACATCGCCAGCAAAAGTTGGAAAATCATTCATTTGGGCAAACATGGCAATGAATATTGCGACCGGAACTCCTTTCCTTGGTAAGCAAACTACGCAAAGCAATGTCCTCATAATAGACCTTGAATTGCGTCGTGATGTTGCAATCGACAGATTGACAAATATCGCAAATAAATTGGGCTTCGATAAAGTACCTGAGAATTTATATTTGTGGTCTTTAGCTCGTCATACTTACCGCCTAAATACAATTATTGAAGTCTTACATTCAAGACTCCAGCAATTGCCTGAGATCGGCTTAATCGTAGTGGATCCACTATATGTAATTGATAGAAGTGATGCCGAAGGAGGAGGCGAATTTGACGAAAATAACGCCCATTCTGTAACTCGATTGATTATAGAATTGGAACAGCTCACAACTGAGCAAGGATCCGCTTTAGGGCTAGTTCATCATACCCGAAAAGGAAATCTCAATAGTACTGACTCTATGGATCGATCAAGCGGTAGTTCAGCATTCTCAAGATACCCAAGCGTGATAATGAATGTCAGTCGCCATGAGATCGACAATTGTGGCATCATTGAATTTACGACTCGAAACTTTAAAAGTCCAAGCCCGGTATGCTATGAAATGAAGGCTCCGCTAGTGTTGGAGCGTCCGGATCTTGACCCAACTAAATTTCGCAGATATGGCAATGCTGGCATATCTGAAGTGGTGTCTCAAGACGTTGCATTAAAAGCCCTACCTAATCATGCGGTGAGCAAACAAGAATGGTTTGCTCGATGCAGATCCGCTGGGGTTAAAGAATCTGAGTTTCTACAACTTGTTGATGAAATGTTATCCAGCGGTCTTATTATTGAAACTAAGGATGGCTTTGCGAAAAACATGGGGGCTGGAATATGAGCGAACCTAAATACGAATGCCTTCTAACTAGAAGACAAGTTGCAGAAATGCTCAATTGTAGCGTGAACACAGTTATTAATCTTGAGCAGAGAGGTAAGATACCTCTTGTCCAATTAACCGGAAGTGCAATTAGATTTAAGCCTGAAACAATCCAATCTTACATCGATGGCAGAGAGATTTTTATTAAACCAAAGTATAATTAACCATGAACATTATTAACGAAGAAGACTTGTCAGATATATCGACTAGAAAGCTCATTGCTGAGTATCAGGGTATCAATCAAAAGATTGCTCTCCTTGAAATTGAGATTGAGGAACGAAAGAGGGATTTAACCTTCAATGATAACTATAAGCGTGAGCTTCGATCTCTTGAAGGCAAGTCCAGCAGAATTAAAGCTGACATCATTAATGGTCATAGACAAATGATGGGTAAGGCTGTCGGTTATTGCATTAATAAATATGGCGTATGGGATCATGATAAGGGCAAAAGGGTTCCGTTGCATGACCTCAGAGGATTTAGTCAATCAAAAGACAAATACGGAAAAGTCGTTGAAGTCGATGACGATGAACTTAAATCAGAAGCGTTGTGTCAGTTCCAAAGGACATTACACAAATTTGACTTGAGCAAAGAGAATAGCGACTTCAGCCAAAATGCCTTCAGAGATATATGCACTCATATAAAAAGACTTTTTGGTATTGCTGGAATGAAAACAAAAAAGAGAAAAGCTATTTGGGCAGAGCAATGCTTACAAAAGTTGGTTAATGTCAGAAAGAATGAATGTTTAAGACAAGGCAGAGAAGTTAAATTTAGCGAGGTTGCTAAGATACTTGGCATTAAACAAAAAGTCGTAGATGGATTGCTATCAATATGCTCTCATACTGAGTCGCTTTACTTGGAAGATATAAAAGGCGGTGGAGTAAAAAGTGACTACTATGATAACGGCTTGGAAGAAGATTGCCGCGCGGAAGTTGATACCAATGCCAAGGACGATTGGCTTCAGCAAAACGCTGAAAAAATTTGCTCCAGAAAAGAACTTGATGTTTTAGCCCACCGCCTCATGGAGCCAAAATTATATCTTGTAAGTATTACATCCACTACAGAAGAGTTTCCGGTCGTTGATAATCGTATTAAGGAAATTGAAAATTTAATCAGTCAAAACAAGTACGATGAAAGATTAGTTGATATGCTCAAAGACTTCTTCGGTTTTGAGCCAAGATCCACTCAGGAACCCGATGTCGATTTGCTAATCAGACTTGGGATATACGATAACTAATTCCTGAAGCGATCCAGCTCTCTTGATGTTGCCATAGACCTAGACATGGCTGGAGCCATAAATCTATTTTGATTAACGGCTGATGGTGACATCCTATTGGTGTCACCATCATCAGGCATGAATTGCTCTATTTCTTTGGAGCCTTTGCTTTGCCCTTTGGAGTTTTGAGTTTTAGGTCGAACTCCTTCATTAGTCGTTCCATTGCCTTGTCCCCTACCTCCTTTATTAGCTCTAAGTTTGGTGACGTATCTTTTGGTGTATCCGCTGATTGTTTCATTTGTTGATGCTCCTGAGTATCCTAATTCTTTTGCTGTTGAAATCATATAAAACCAACGAATCGCTTGCAAGGCGCTAGTTGGCATTTTCTGTTTAGTTTTCGTTTCAAATTCCTCCTGAAAGATCTCTGTGAAACGTGTAAATAAAGCGTGTTCATCGACATTTGCTGGAAGACCAGTATTTGGTTTAAACATTCCCTTAAAGTAAGAGCGAATGAATCTAGCCTCCCAAACATCAATCGTGTTGTAGTTGTGATTGCCGATGGTGTTCAAAGTGTAAGCTCCAACTTTTGGCCCGAAGATAAACATCCTTGGAATAAGCTCATCCTGACCAGTTGCTTGCTTAACGATCCGTCTAATATCTCCGGTCTTTGCAACATTACCAGCATATCCCATTTTCTTGTTAAACTTATGAAGTTCATTCATGGGAATAGCTTCTTCAAGGTAGTCGATAGCATTCCTGACGCTACCCAGCTTTTTACGAAGCTTATCAACGATCAATAACGATCTCGCTTTGGTCGGAGCCGTTGTACCTGAAATCTTAAATGGAGAAGAGGCAATGACAGGATTACCCTTTTCACTAGTTCCCATCTTGATGTCTTCAATGTCTCCCTTCTCTTTGTACAAGTTAAAGATATTGACTCCATCTCCTACATTAGAAGGCAATTTTGTCCCCGGTGAGGTAAGCCCTAACATCGTCTGATAATAAAGGAAATCATCATCGGTTACATTACCATAACCTTCGTTAAGCTCCCTACGAGATGCCTCCATATCCTTATTGTAGTAATCAGCGAATTGAGGGTTTTCTCGCATAAATGGAGTGACGTCTTCAATCGCTCTTCTAGTAGCCTCACGAATATTCCGCACACTAGCTTTTAGCTGTCCCTTGGTCTTACGAAGGAGCTTGGGCATAAAGGATCCGAAAAACGCATCCTCTGCACTTTCTGCTACCCTACCTTGCTCTCTCACGATTGCCTTTGCGTCTTCCAACGCTGGCATGAACATTTGGTCATTTCGATTAGCTTGCTGGGATCGCGTAGCCTCCCTTTCAGATCTGACCTGACCGCTAAAAAGATCGTTTGCTAGAGTTTCTGTACGAACTTCATCAGCAGATTTATATCCAGCTCTCTTCAATAACTCTTGTGGATTGAAACCAGTCTTAGATTTCTTTGATACTTCCTTGGCGACCAAAGGTATACTATTATCTGAGACCTTACCGCTGTCCGGCATATAGAGCATGAGATCATCTATCTTGGACTTGTCGGCTGGTAATTCAAATGACCAGCCTCTGTACTCACGCTTCCAAGGTCTACGATTAGCATCCATGCCACCAGTTACCTCAAAAGTGTATGGCTGAACTTTACCTCCACCAATCTTCTTACTTATCTTATTGGCTAAACTTACTAACTCCTTGTCATAGAAGTTTTTCATACCATCACCGCCAAACTCCATGTCTAGCCCAGTATAATAAACCTCTTGAGTGTCAGCGAATTTTAGTTCGTTTGGATCTGCATTTGCTCTCTTTTCACGAAGATCCTTAACAGCTCTTTCAGTTAAAGTCTTTCCGATGTATTTTTTAAGATCTCTTTCAAGCAGTTGATTTCTTAGGAGTGAATGAGGACTGCCTTCATGGCTGACTTCTATGCTGTACACATTATCTACGCCCTTGTTTGGAGTATAAACATGGATACTTTTGATCTTCTTAACCAAACTTGGATAACGATTTAAATGTCCCTGACCTCCCAACCAAGCGACTTTCTTTACTCCACGATTAACTGCATCCTTAATTGCAGTCTTCAAAGCTAAAGAGGGCCAACTTTTCTTAAATGGAGCATCAGGGACTCCTCCAGCAAGCTCACGCTTTAGATTTAGAAACTTATCATATGCTTTCTTCTGATCAGTTTCACGAATCCTGAACTGCCTTCCATCCTCAAAACGAGCCTGATACTCTCCATTTTCCGTTTTACTTAGCTGACCTTCGAGCGGTGAATTGTCATACCCTTCGCTTCTTCCGGTCTGATGCCAATCTGATTGAATTTCCTCGATGAAGAAAGTTTCACCGCTTTGTCTTATGTTGGATCGGATATGAGCAACCACATTATTTTCGTCACTAAAATGCGGATCACTCCAAATATACTCGTCACCGCCAAATTTGATTAGAGTCTCTCTATAGTTTTCTCCTCCATCAGTTGCATACTCAGGATAAACAGCGTCCCCATCTATATCCTCAGCAACATCGCTTTCGTAGACCTCTCTGATCTCTGCATCTGATGTATTGTTAGCAGAACTTTCTGCCATTTGTTCCGCATGATATTGTAACTCAGCCCTAGCATCGCTTTCGGATCCATATGTTTGGAGATCTCCAAAATCGCCATACAAAGGTTCGCCATAAAGATCGATGTACCATCCATTATCATCTTCGCTAAAGGCTACATCCAACTCATCAAGGTAGGTTTCGATTTCACTTTCATAGTAGCGATCACGAAGTTCCATAATGTCGGTTGATTCACCAAGATCAGTCCTTTGAAGAACTGGAGATTCACGCTTAATGAATCGTTCAATCTCTTGCCGATCAAAACTCTTTTTTGTCTGCAAGAAATCGGTAAGACCGATTTCATCTGCATAATTCTTTGCTCCAGCAAACTTGGTCAATGCTGACATGAATTGCTGACCGCTAAACTTGAATTGCTTTATGGTCTCCAAGGCTCCATCCAAAATGTTATCTCGCAGACCCAAGTGATTATAACTAGCAAATCGCTTGCTATCTACTTCTGCTGGAGTTGGAGGAAGCTTTGGATCGCCTTCCGGTGAGAAAAGAGTGTTCTTATCGGAAGGTTGAAACAACGGCTCACTTTGCCTAAATGGATTGTAGTTGTTCCTGATATTTTCGTAATCAAATGCAAAAGCCTTTTTCTCCCCACGCCTTATTCCAGCTAGGGCTTCGACATCGAAAGACTTGAAGCTTTTCTTGATTACTCCTGACTCAAGTAAATCCCGAAGCCCAGGTGATGCAATCTCACCAGCAGACTCTTTTAAGCCGAAGGCAACAGTCATTATTTCGTTTTCCTTGCGACCCTCAGGGTTAATTCTTCCTTCAGGATCTGCTAAGGCTTTCTGCCCTTGTTCTGCTAATCTCTTCTCAAAATCCTTGATGTCCTTTACATAGCCCTTCTCAACTAGAGTTTGCATATTCTGCCGGACAACAGCTTGGTCGTATCCTAAGACCTTTAATGTTCCAGCGGAGACTTGCCATCCATAGATTGCTACATCACGGATCCTAAATGGATTCTGTCTTTTAGACTTGGTTCCGCTTCGATAGCCAAAGACAATACCTACCCTTTGATCTATAGCTTCTTGTAAGGCGTTTAAAATAGTCGCAACGTTCCTGAACGGATCGTTGCGAGTGAAGATTGTCCTAAGATCGTTGGTCAGCTTTTTGCCGATGAGAAAACCTCGCTTTGTCGTAGACCATCCATCTTCAGGATTTTCCTTATAACGCTTTTTCATAGCGTCGATTTCTCTGCGAAGAGACTTGTTTGAAATTACAAGATTCTTGGCATCAGTCAGACTCAAGCCATTACCTCCAAACAATTCAACAAAGCGATCCTCACCAGTTTGCCCTTTCTTGGGTTGGATCAACATACCCTTCTTTGCTAGTTGCCCTTTCTCATCTAGCTCAATTGCCCTTGCTCTACCATAATTCTCATAGACCCTTCGGATCGAAGGATTATCTAACTGAGCTTTTGATATTGGATTGCTCAATGGATTACCTGAGCTTGGTTCTACCACTCCTAAAATTCCAAGAAGTCTTCTACTGGAATCCAACAGATAGCGTCTTAGTCTTGGATGAAAATTCTCAAATGCATTTGGATCCTTAGTGAACATCATTGCAAATTGTTCGGCTCCAATTTCTTGAGCTAGTTTGGAAGCGTCTTTGCCAATCGAAATACCCCCAATCAGTTCTCCCTCTCTTTGAGCCAAGCCTTTTGCGACGTCCTCAGAGGTTGCTGGTCTACCCCTTTGCTTTGAATCGTAATCTCTTTGGATAGCAACAGCCGTATCATCTAGGTATATCGGATCTCCAAGAGGATTTCCTTTGTCATCGTATCTGTAATGAAAGGCTGTACCTTTACCCTCTTTAGTTCTGTACGGCTCAAGCAGTAATTGGAGCATTGTTGGATCATCTCCAATTGCTCGATAAATGAAATCGTGACCAGTCTCGTGAGCGATCAACTCAGTCGCTACCCTTGAGCTTTGTGGAAGATTACTTTCGTTGATGTAAATAGTCCGACTTGGCTTATCAAAATGCCCCTTTGGAGCGCGATCCAACTCAGGAAGGTTATTCTGTCTACGAGATTCATTGAGAAAATCTAGGTATGCCTTTGGCTCCATGATCATGAACTTCGGAGATCCAATTCCAGCTTCTTGAAGAGTCGATAACATGACCTGAGCTGGTCTAGGCATTTTAACAAATGCCTTCCGCTGATCTTCAGTTAACTTGTTTTTCATATGAGCATCAATGGAGGCTGTATCTCTCGCAAAATTAGTTTTCCCAGCCTTCATCCCTTGCTGACCAGTTGGAATAAAACCTCCAGCTAAAAAGCCTCCTCCAGCCATAGCTCCCATATTTTCATAGTCTTCCCCGGCAAGCCCAGCTAGTCCGGCATTTATGGCTCCAACGCTGACTCCGTTAGCAACCATGTTGAACATCGCATCACCTACCGCAGTTCCATAGTGATTATAAGCATACATCGCTCTTTTTCGTGTAGATGGAGAGACTTTGCTGTTGGTAGCCAAACGATATAAAAACCTTTTGTTGCTGGCTGGCTGACCAAGAGTTTTGAGAACTTCACCAAATCCTAATCCTACTTTTTTAGCAATTAGCCCGACCCCTTCAGCGATACCAAGCTCCATTGCCAATGGGATAGATCCAGTCACACCTCCGACCAACTGACCTCCAACTGCAAAACCGCTTACATCTTCTGCCTTCTTGCTGATAGCTTTCGCTGTTTTCTCAACTGCCTTTCTTGGGAGTGATGCCATAAAAGCCGTCCCTTGCCCTAGTCTACCAACTCCTTTAAGACCGACTCCAGCTACATAGGAAGTCCCCTTTAATCCTTTCCTTAAAGCTTTAGCCGTTACCCTTGCTGCCATTTCTGTCGGGTACGCTCCGATCTTTCCAGCAATATCAACTCCTCTTTCAAGCTTCTGTACAGCTCGTCTAGAACTTTTCATCTTGTTGGCAACATTTACTAGACCCTGAGATCTAGAAAGTTTTGCTCCAGCAGTCAGTCCAGCTTGGGTTGCCCTTAATGTTGTTTTGGTAGCAAACGCTCCAGCCTTTGCGACCGGAAAGATCATAAATGGATCTACGAAGTTTGCTCCAAATGAAACTAATTTTTTATGCTCAATGTCATCGCTTTCAAGCATCTTTGGACGAACCTTTTCATAGTAGTCAAAGTTTTCCCGATACCGCTTATATTCTCGCTGTATTTCTTCTGCGGTAGAATATGGCCCAGCCTTATCCATGATGGCTCCACCCAAGGTTTTTGCGAATCTAGTAAAGTCTCTAGATCCTATATTAAGAATATCTCCAAGTGTATCGTAATCGGCTAAAGCTCCTACTCCAGTCGCCCAATACCAAGGAACCTCTTCTAATGCTTCACCTCCTTCTTTAGCCATTCCTTTTACACCTTCGACAAGACCAGTCCCAAAAGCAGATGCTTTTTCACTCGTAGACTTAACAGAGTCTGCTCGTCTCTTTTCTACAAACTGATCTATCGACATTGGAGTACTAGCAATTCTTTGCTCCACCGCATTAATTTGAGAAAGAACATCAGCTTGGGAGATGAAATCTTTTTCTATCCCAAGCTTGTTCTCCAAGGCGTTAATCTTGGATAGTACTTCTTGTTCCGAAGGCATAATTATTCCAAAAGATCTCCACTCTCGACTCTATCAAGAAGTGGGCTATTTCTTGTTGGTACTGGAGTTCTTTGAACTGGTGTTGGGGCGTTATTGCCCATCTCTGATTCATACCCAAGATTCCTCTTACTCTCCATTTCTTCCAACTCTTTCAATCTTGCTAATAGCTCAGGAGAAGCCTCTGCATTAGGATCTCCGGTCACTTGTGAAGTCGCTGGCATTTGTAGAATTTCTTTGTAATTAGAGTCGTTAGGATGAAGGTAAGGATGATTACCTCTTCCATGAACCACATCATTATAAACATGACGAAGTAGACCTAAGTTATACTTCAAGTCCTTATCATCCTGAGCTTGATCTAGGTTACCAAAAACCGCTTGTAATGAACTAAGCTCCTGATTGGAGACCTGACCTAAGGCTCCTCCAGTTGGCGATGCTTCACGCATCGCCTGAAGCTTATCGAAACCTATATTAGCTTTGATCGTCTCTAATGATTTGTTGAGAGCCAAAGCGTCTGTTTGAGGTATCGATTTTAAGAATGATCCAAATCCAGTTGAGTATGGAGTTATCAAACCAAAAGATCTATCGATAGTGTCATTCACAACTAGCGAACCACTCAAATCAGCTTGTTTTCCCTCCCCTTGTTTCAAGTTGTGTTTGAATAACTCAAGACTGACCTTGTCATCAAACTCAGCCTCACGACTCGCTTGTTCCTGAGCGATTGCTTTCTTTTCCTCAATCATGGACATTCCAACTCTCGGAGAAATTTTACCTTCTTTAACAGCTTCTTGAACATTTCTTCCAAAACCTTTAAAGCGGTCAGGTAATTCTTGAACTACTGGAGAATCTTCTTGGATCATCTTTGCTGGTGGAGGAAGTGGTTCACCCTTCATAAGAGCTTCTTGGACTCTTCTACCTCCCTCTGATCTAGTTGGCATTCTTTCGGTAGGAGAAATCATCAAACGATTGCCAGCTTCCAATTCATCCTCAAGTTCTTGTTCCTTCTGTTGACCTTGATTATACTTATCAATATTGAATCCCAACTGATCCTCCTGAACGCCCACTTGCCGACCTTGAATATCTATTTGACGATCACCTTGAGCAAGCTGGGCATCATTTACCCTACGAGTCTCATCCATTTGCATGAACTGCTGTAGCATCTTTCCGACTTGCGGATCTCGTGAAGCAATCTTGGCTTGCTCAGGTTGCATCCCAGCGGAAATAAATGCGTTTTCTGCTAGTTGTTGATTTTCCTTCTTTTCTTTATTTTCTGCGTTTTTTGCGATAGCTCCACCGATTGCTATTCCCAATTGGTTAAAGGCATTTGCAAAAGATCGCCCAGGCGCTGTCGCTGATTGCATATCCATCCTCGCAATTGGAGGAGCTGGGGTTTGTCCGTAAAATGGTCTTCTACTCATAAAATATCCTCCTATCTAAAAAGCCCTGTTCCTCCCTTTGCCATACCGCCTATAATTCCACCGCCCATTCCCATTAACCCTTGTAACACACCAGCCCGATTTGAAGCTGTTGCGGTTCGAGCATCCATCTGTCCCTGATAGTTTTGTGTCGCAAGCGCTCCAGCATATTGAGACTCAGGATTAAATATCGCTGGGCTTGAATCTAATGAAAATCCGGCTGATCCGAATTGCTGTTGAGCCATCATTGGGGCATTACCTGATCTTCCGGTCAAAGCTTGAAGAACATCAAAGTTACCCATCTGATACGCGGTTCCAGCATTCTGTAAAGCTTGCTGGCGGTATGCTTGCTGGTTTGAAATTGCTCTAGCGTAATCATTTTCTCTTTGCCTTCCATATTGATCACGATTGGTAAGAGCGTTTATGAGACCACTAGTTCTGTCCTTACCTAATTGACGATTTGCAGACAGCCTTTGTTCCACGGCTGACGCAAATGTGGCTCTCTGATCTTCCATCCCCCGATCACTAGCTCCCTCTAAAATTTGTTGATCCAAGTCTCGTTGCTCAGTCTCAGTTAAACCCTGACCAGCTTGATATTCCTCTCTCGCTTGATTTACAATTCTGTCAAAATCCTCTGAACCTCCAAGGTTCTGTTGTTTATCAGAAACCATATCATCAAATGGATTTTCCGCACGAAGACCTTCTTTTGCACTACCCATTATGTCTTGCCTTATACCTTCAGCTAACGGATCGGCAGACCTTTGGGCTTCTACAAGTTTTGGGCCAAGGTCTTGTATCATTTGAATTTCATCAGCGGTTGCCCTCGCCTTCTGTCTTCCTTGGGCTGGTACAATATGATCTTCATATGCCTGAAGTAGCCCCATACTTGGGTCTAAACCAAGCTGTTCTAACATGATCCCCCTTTCAAGGTTTGCATATTGGGGACGAAACTGAGCTTCGTTACGATATAGATCAGGAGCTAAATCTACTTGAGCTTGTAATGTGTCTCTTGTTTCCTGACCATAGTTTCTTGGTGGAGGAGCATCTACATCTCCTTTTTTATAAGAAGGAACACCTCCAGCAGAAGGCTTTCCCGATCCTCCCATATTTTTAAGTACTGCTTCCTCAAAAGGATTAATAAAAGCAAGTCTCTCACCAGTCGGAGCGTTTTGATTTAAAACTTGAGCTGACTTTTTTAATGTAGGACTTTGAGAGATAGCGTCTTCTTGTGGGTTTACTGGATCGTAGCTTGGTACAGCGTTTGGGTTATATTTCTTTGCTGTTCCATACTTTCCTCCCCCACCATAATTAAATGCATTTTGATTCATTGCTGTATACTGGGGAACTTGCAATTCTGCTCCGCGTTTATTAGCTACCCCAAGCATAGGGTTATCTTGGGCGTCTTGGCTGTTCATCGGTCTAAACGATTGCGAATACATCTGCCCTGATGAATCCATAAAAACTGGTGTATATTGTTTTCTCGGAGGTGTCTTTTCTGAATTAAACTTCATTTTCTGCTACCTTTCTGTACATAGTTTCCCATTTATAAGTTCTAATCTTTGTATCGCCATTTGGTGTTATTCTGCGAAACATCACAAATGGTAGTGGGCTTACATTATCCATCATTGCCTTTAGCTGACCCTGACCAGCTACCCAACGAACATACCATGTGTCAGGATTTTTCACATACCATTGCCCTTGCGGATCTGCGGAACCATCAATTGGTTTTAGCATCATAAAAAGCTGTGGATTGGAGATTACAAGACCTCCAATCAAATAGTTATGCATCTCTTTAAAAAACTCTGATTTGTTTTCGTACAAAGAGACCACTTGCTCAAATGGTGGCAAATGCTTGAGCTTGTTTAAAAGTTCTATTTTTAGGCTACCCATCACAAAGCTGAAATGATGAATGCCCATAATTCATCATACCTTACCGACATTTCTTCCTTCTTAGTTGCCCCCTCAAACTCGGCAGTCTCTTGCTTGCGGTTGCCGTCCTCATCTTCACCAACCCAAACATCGTATTTCTTGAGGATTCCGTATTTTGATGGGTCTAAACCTTCATCAATAAAGGCTTGCTCTAAGTCTTGAGCGATAATTCCAAAGTGAGTTTTAGCTCTCTCTTTTTTGCTTTCAACTGCGATCTTGTATTTGAATTTTCGGATCAAACCTTTCGCTTTAACCGCTACTCTTTTCTCAACCTCATCCAACTCCTCAATATCAGTTTTTAAGTCTCGGTCTGAACTTGTATCTACTGCATAACCAGTAAAGATTCTACCCCATCTTCTAGTAGGTATCCCGAAGGTATACTCAAATGAATATGGTAAAACTGATGATGTGTAGAAAATGTTCGCACTACTAGTATCTTGGTATGCTTGGAATCTAAATTTTAATCCATTGTCGTAGAAGAATGGGGGCCAAGCTCCTACGATTTTTTGAAATCTGAAGTCGTACTCCAAAGCATCAAAACCGACACCTCCTGTAAATCTGCTCCAATTTGCAAAATGTTCATGCTGAACAACACCGGGATTTCCTTCAAAGCCATTGATCGTTGGATGATATGAATAAACCGATTGTTTGATCGTAGCAAAATTATTAGAGGCGTAAGAAACACCATTTATAGTTTTACTTGGTGTACCTCCATTAGATGTGTAAAGACCTCGATGACCTTGTGTACCATCGGGCCACTCCCGAAGGTCTTGATGAATATTTAGAACCAAAGCTCCATCAGAATGACTCGTGTTGTATTCTTCTGCATCGATGTATAAATTTTTATCAATCGTTACACTATACCCACTTTCTTGAGTAGCGTTGCCAAGAGCAACTTCACCACTAGTATTTTGATTTGAACCTCCACCGCTACTCGCGCTCAAGCCATCTAACTTAGTCTTATCAGTAGAAGACATAAAACCAGCGCTTGATGAACTTGCATTACTATGAGTGTGAGCGGATGGAGTAACTGTTAAGCCACTCGCAAGCTTTGAAGAATCTATAGCTCCATTTGCAATTTGAGTAGAAGTTACTGATTGGTTAACCAACTTATCTCCATTGATGGAATTAGAGGTAAAATTGTTATTATTGATTACAATAGTATCGTTCCCTGAGATTGCATCAGATGCCAATTTTTCAGATGTAATTCCACCATCCTTGATCTTCAAATATCCATCTGCATGAACCTCAAGTGTTGAATCATCAGTTGTGTTTCCAGCTCCAGCAACAAACTGGGCATTGTCCACGTGTTCATTTAAATTATTTGCAGTAACAGAAGAGCCTTCTGCGTAAGTTGTTCCTTTGTTTAAAATAGCCATGATTAAGTTACAGATGTGGTTTGTCGGTTAATAATTCTTGAGTCCAGTTTGACTGCCCTGACATAGGGTCTGCCTTTGGTTGGAGTAATTGTTGCAGAGCAACCATACCCTCTTAGCCTGACGCTTGATCGAATGCTGGTATCTTCATTAGAGTCTAATTCTGCTCCAAGTAGGGTATCCACACTTCTAGCAGATCTTACTGAATCAGGATCAGTTGTTTGAAATTGAATTGTTCCATTACTCTTGGAAAAAGGGCTAGATTTCATATGAACTTCAGCCCTATTAAAGTTCTTTCTATTGATCGTCTTAAACGCGTATTCCCTTGTTCTTAGTTCGCTTGAGACATCAAGTATTTGAGGTGATGCAGTAGCTGTCGTTATGCTGATCTGATCACCGCCCTCATATCCTTCGTATTTGTGGATAGATCCACTTGAACTGATAAGGTATAAAAAGTTTTGAGATCCCTCTCTACCAACTACCATATCTCTGACATTGAATGTCAGGCTGTTAATTGAATCGATTGATTCCCAGCCTTGGTTGATGAAATTGTAAACAAGGATGTGAGAATTTTCTACTGCTCCATCTAAAGGTACTGCCAAGAAATATCGGTTATCGAAATAGACTCCAGTCGCCTGATCAACATACTGCTGGTTGATCCTTTGCATGGTTGGAGTGATCGGCTCTGATAATGGAACTTCTAGTCCACGAAGATTGTACTCATCCATAAAGGTAAGTGCGTACACACCTTGGTCGCTAAGAAAGATCATCTTGTTTGCGACCTGGGCTACTGAGTTTCTTGACGCACATCCTAGATCAGGAGTGATCACATTAACCTGAACATCCTGAAGGGATCCGCTTACTCCATTTAGACGATGGACGGATCGCCTACCGAAAACCACCAAGGTGTTTTCGGTAAAAGGTTCAATTGCTGTGATGAAGTCTGAACTGCCTCCGGTTATTTTAAATTGATTCCCGATTACATCATAAGTGTCAGAATCCAAAATGTCAGAAGCGATGATTTCATCTGTAGTTGGACGCTTTGTTGGATTTGAATCAGAGGTAAAGAAATAAGGAAGCCAAAGCCTCCTCTGATTCAATACTCCAAAGGGGGCAGCAGGTTGGTGAATAAAGTAAGATATTGGAGTCCGTTGTGATAAGACGAGCAACTCACTTGCGGTGTCCTCTACTGCTAAATTAAACTCAAATGAATCAGCAGTTGTGGATGAGACTTTAACTTTTGTATCAGCAAGATTCGAGAAATTACCCTCCCCTTTCACAATGGTTAATTCCTGACCAAGTTCTAACCCATGATTGGTCTCATTGATAGTTACCACTCCATTTGCTGATGTCGCGTTAGAATCAATAATGTAACTGGGCATTGTATACTGACCGCTTTTTACATTAGTGAAATTAGAGAAGTAACCAGCGCTTGCTCCAAAGACATTGTAAGTTTCAGAGCCACTATTTTCTATCTCATAGGTGAAGCTATTAGCTGTTGCTGATGTTACTAAATAAGCCCCATTGGGATTTGTTGTGAAGTTTTGTATTCCTGAAATAGTGACATAGTCATTACCATTTAAACCATGTCCGGTCGCATTAATCGTAACTACACTCCCACTTAAAGAAGCGCTAGTGATTAATGCCGTTGATAAAATAGGCGTTGAGACCAATGTTGTTTTATCTTGCCGGAATATAAAAAGCTTACTGAAGGCTTGAAGCAACTGACATCGCTTAGTTACGCGTTCACCTGATGGATAATTAGCTCTAAACTCTAGCTTGTCCTTGAGTCTAAGTATAGAGCAGTAGCTATCTGTGGCTGTGAAGATAAAATCATCAATAAACTCAGAGCTTGGGTCTGAGAATAATGCAGACCCAAATACACTAGTGGCTGAACCTTGATCTAATAAAGTAAAATCAAGTTTTGTAGAAATTCTTGATCCTCCATCAGCAATTGAATTTTCAGAACAAACGAAAAATTCATCTCCTCCAACCTGAGCAAATTTAATCTCTTTGTTTACAAAGCTAATTGAGGAGATTGTGTAAGTTCCATTTGGGTCTGTAGTAAATCCAGTAATGCCTTCAATGGTTATTTGATTTCCGACCTTAAAGCTTCTATTCGGGCTAAAGCGTAAAGTTATTGTTATTACATCATTTTCCCTATTTGCCTTGGTTATAACAAACGGCAGTAAAGTAGAGTTTTGATCTAGTGTAATTTTACCAGCAAGAGTTTCGACTCCCTTTCTAGGTTGCCAAGTTCCATCAATATCCATTCGTCCATTTTTACTTAATTGAACTTCTCCAGCCTGAAGTTGTGATGGGCGAACACGACTATTCATTCTGTTAAAGAATGTATCACCCTCTTCGATATAAGGGTCATCTAATTTGCCATATGCCCGGTAACGACTCATTTTTTAAGCAACTCCCAAATCTTGATGCTCATGTAAATGATGGTTGCTAGACCAGCAATAATACCGACTATGGCGTGGATTTGCCCTAAGCCGTATGAGGCAAATGTACCAGTCATTCCAAATATCGTTGCTCTATCCATTAGCTGATTGTAATTAAATTTTTAGGTAAGTAATTTGGGTAAATGAAAATAAGAAGTTTCATAGGTAGTTTTTGGTTTTATATCTTAAGCCTGTTGTACCCTCTTTATGAGGTGTTAAAAAACTTTGAAGATTCGTGGACATTTTTTGATTTTTTGGCTCATGGTTTTGTGACATTTCTAGGGTCTTGTTTATTTCTTGTAATTGGATGTTTTCTCTTGGCTCAGTTTGAAGACAAATTTATGAAATGCCCGAAGTGCGACACAAAGGGAGGACACAAAGAATTGGGACGAGGGGAGGCATATTCGACTTTGACTTTTAAAGGGCTGTGGCAATGTTGGATGTGTAAGCATAATTGGTATCCAGCTGGTAACCCTAAAGAAGGGGTTGAATGCCCAAAATGTAATAAGAAAGGCGGGACATTTATTTATGATGAACTTGTTCGTGATATTCATAAAAGTCCGCCAAACAGCTATCCTATATCTACTATCGAAACGCTCGAAAATTGTTTTAAATGCTCTGATTGTGGTCATGAATTTCTAGGCAAAGAGATCGAGTATGAAGATCAGAATCATAAGAATAAGTAGGCAAGTGATCATCTTTCCTCGCTTGGTTAGGGATTTGTATTTTTCAGTTAGTAGTTTGAGGTTTTTCATCTTTACATACTAAAAATTTAGATATTATTATTTTTTATGGGATTAATGAATTGTACTGACTGTGGGGCAAAACACTCTGATGCTAATGGAACGATATGCCCAAATTGTGGCAGAAAACACAAAGTTGGTTTTTTTGATCTTTCGGATGAGGAAAAACAACAACAGGAAATCGAATCTTTGATCACACAAGAGCTTGATTATGTAACCGACAACTTTAATGATTTGCGTCATAAGTGGAGAGATAACCCCTATGCATTAGAGTATATTGATAAATTGGATAAAATGCGCGAAGGGAAGATGAGCTCGAAACAATTTGGAATTATGATTATGATTGTGGTGGTGGTTATATTTATTTCGATTGCTTATTCAGTAATTTCAATTTTTTGGGACGCATTCTCCAAGACCTTCTGATATATCATCATCATTTCGTCGGAAAAGGTGGACGAGTTAGGTGTTTTTGAGCCTCAGACCTCGAACATTTTCGAGCTACAAATATTGGGATCGCAAGGTAGCAAAGAAGAACTACAAAAGCTCCTATCAGGATTCGTTTGATTGTGGTTGTGAATGATTCAAATCCGCTGGCGTGTTGCTCCATTCCCTTCTCGACCAACTTTTGTACATCGCCATGAGATAAAGCTGAAATGGTTTCTCTCGCCTCTTCAATTTCCGCATTACCTTTAACAACCTCACCTATCAATGCTCCACCTCCAGCTCCAAGAGCAGATCCAACTGGGCCACCTAATGATCCAGCTCCACCGCCAACTACAGCTCCCATAGTTGGATACCATTGCTTCATTGAACAACCAGCAAGAAGAGTCAGGCATATGATTAATAGTTTCAAAATGTGTAACCTCCTAGCTCTACATCTCTCGCAAACAAAGTTGCTATTCTTTCGGCTAACTCATCGTCGTAGTAATTCCTATAATCGCCTCTTTTGGTAGTGTTGATTTTCTTGGGCTTAGGTAGTTTAGTGAAGGAACAAAAGTCATCCCATTGGTCTTCTATCCTGAACCATTTACCTTCGCCTTCTAGCCATGAATATTGGTCATCATCCTGACCCCATGCTCGACAAGTTTTTTCGTTGTATTCAAACTGCCTTCCATGTCCATCTACGAAGAATCCACCATCCATCCAAGATTCTTTGAAACCTTGCTTTGTTAAGATTCCATGATCTATCTGACCCCAATCCTGATCTAGGTTTTTAGAAGCGTTTTTAAGGTTGTAGGTATAAATTGATAATGCCCTATCCCAAGGATTCCGTAACAATGCAACTGGGGTTAATCCCTTTACTTCAGGACGCTCTGACCAATAGTTCCATTTGTTATGATGAGCCTGAGGTTTAACCTCAAATGCATCGACTTGGTAATGAGATCTTTCGCTTTCAAAATCAGGATTACTATACCTGAGAAAAGGAGCCTCTACAGATGTTCCAGCATTCTTGGGAACATGAACAAAAGCCCAGGTATTTACCTTGCTATATAGCATTGGCAAACTCCTTTAGTTCGTCCGGCAACTTGGGAAATATGATCTCTTTCAATAGATCATATCCTTTGATTAGCCCTTTATCGGCATGAGCATAAGTTTCAGGGAAGGAATGGAAATGAACTGACTTAACCTTATCCCAATTTTCAACCGAATCCTGAAGACTGAGATTCCCACGATTCCATGTTTTAGCGAATCTCCAAAAACCAACATTATGATTCTTGCTAAATGTCCTTATGTCGAATTGCTCGAACATATGGATCAAACCCTCTTGTTCATAGAACTTAGATCGAGTTAGATAGACATCTCTCCACGCTTGTGGAAAGTCTTTTGATTTTGTCCAAAGGTAACCAGCATTGAACGCTCCATATGTTCGGTTTTGCTTTACCTTATCCTCAACATGGAAGTGAGGTGAAATCATCAATTCCATTGATCGATCAATATCCTCATTGATAGGCTTTATCAAAACTATGTCGGCATCAACAAAGGTAGTTTCATCAGTTGATTTTAATGCCCACTCGATGCAATCCATTTTGGATAAAATGATAGATTTGGAATGAAAATCATTTTGGTCTACCACATGACGAACAAGCCTATCTTTACGCTCTAAGTTTTCAGGCTCAAGATTGACTCTATACTCGATATTTTTGAACCTAAGACTTTCCAAGAAAGTCTTAGTTGATATATCGCAAGATACGAATACCGGGCAGTCGTAGAACTGACGAATGCTTTTAATGAGCAAGGCGACTTCTCGCTTTGCCCTATCGTTAGCGCAGACTGAGAAGGATTTGATCATATGTTTCTTTGAGCAAGATTTAGATTGGTAGTATGATATGAAGGATAGGTATTAACTGAGACTTTGTTTTGAGATTCGATTCGCTCAAATCTTTCCATTGCCTCTGCTAGATACTCTTGAGCTTTTTGTAGTTCGACTAATGCTTTGTCGCTTTGCCCATCTGCCAAGAAATGGTCATGCATTGCGTAACTAAGTAACGCCCACTCCATGAATGCCGGAATATCTGTCCTACCTTGACCTGAAAAATATCCCTCTCCGTAGTCGTCTGCTGGAACCTTCGATCCCACCACAAATACAGATGTGGCTGTAGTTGATCTTGGTAGAACTAAATAACCATCGATCAAAGTGTGATCGATTCGTATAGCTCCGGTATCTTCATATGGGTTTTTGTTATAAACCCCGAAGACATCATAGAGATCAATAGCATCATCTATTCTGACAGCATTTTCAGCTTTTAAGGTATCGGTACTAATTACTTGAATTGTCTTTTCGACAACTACCAACAGATCACTCCACTTTGCCTTCACCCAAATCTGTTTTATTCGGTGATTGAGTGAATTACTGAAATCGGTTTTTTCCGAATCCAGCAACAAGTCTACACCTCTTAATGAAGTGTATTTCTTAAGTAGATCTTGGTAGGTAATCGTCCTCACATTTTCATCTCATCGTTGTCCCTACGAAGCTCTCTCATGTAGCTTTCATCTGAAGTACAACCTGGGTTTTCAGCTTCATGACGAAAGTAGGTTCGGGCATCGTAAACGCCCTGAACTTTCATTCCTTTGGGTAGCTGGATATTTTCGGCTTCCTTGCGGATCCTTCGTGATCTCTCCTTATAGGTCGCTTTCTCACGAATGACAGCTTCCTCGTTTTGCTTGGACATATAATGAGCTAGTTCCTCGTCACTCATTTTTCGTCCACCTTTTCTGACTATTATATTTAAAGACATGATTTATAGATGCGACTAAGGCTGAGACCGCTACGCAGTCCCAGCCCTTGCCATTGGTTAAAATTTAAAGATTAAACTGAGATGATTGATCCCAATGCTCTTGGGTTCAAAACACACAAGGTAAGAATCGCCCTAGTGAGAAAACGCTCACCGCCTCCACCAACATCAGGAAGATCCTGAACTGATATAGGCTGAAGCATTTTGAGACTTACATTGTCATCTTCAGGAATAAGAACTCCCGATTTCTTTGATAATGCGGTAAGTCCCGATCCACTCGTCCTGTTAATAAAAAGGTCAGGAATCACTACGATTTTTCCGTAATCTCCGATGATTTCTACAACAGAGAGGGTCAAAGTAGTACCTTGAATATTTGCATCAAAGTTTGCCTGAGTTCCTCCAACGATATTGGTTGCTCGACTGAATCCAGTAAGAGCATTCATGATCGAACTTCCGCAGAACAAGCGGTAGTTTTGGGCTTTACCTCCAGCCTCGTATATAGACTGAACAACAGTCCGAAACGCACCTTCGGTGAGAGTTCCTGATCCGTGTCTACTTCCGCTTACCGATCTAAATCCTTGCTTTGCAGTAGTACTGAAAAACCCACTAGTCGATGCTGGATCTGTAACATGAAGAAGACCTGACATTTTTGAGCCAGCAGTAGAGGATCCAGCAGATTGTACATTAGAAGATCCGATTGCACCTTCTATGTCAGTTTTGAGCTGGGTCAAAACCCTAGCTTTTGACGCCGCCAAAAGTGAGGTCTGTGGGCCACTTACATCGATAGCCTCTGCGATAGGACTAACACTCGATTGTCTCTGAAAGGTTTGAATTAAGTTTCCTAATCGTACGCGATTTGCAATTTCATCTGTGTAAGAAGCAGAAGGAAATGCTAAATCTGCTCCATCGATTGGAGGAGTTCCAAATGATGGATTGTCGAGAGTATCTGCAATCCAGCTTGTTTCGACCGCTTTTGGCGCGGCTGATTGTGGGAGAAGAGAGTACATTGGAGTGTCTTCGGGTGCGACACGTTTGAGTTGGTTGCTGAGGTCTTCCCTCGCCCCCTGAACTGAAGTTATTCCGTATGATGTTGCTTGAGCCATAGTAGTATAAAAGTTTGTTTGTTAAGTTAGAAATTCTGCAAATTGGCGGACTGATACATTGCCTTTTCCTAGAGCCTTTTCTTTCGCTTTCTGCTGTCTAACTTCCTTCGACTGAACTGGTGGAGCTACCGCTCCCCCTTCATCAGGTGGTGGGCTTTGAGGTTTCTTAGCTTTAGGTTTTGTTTTCTGTTCTGCTTCGATTGCCTCAATTCCTTTACATAGGACTCCAGCTACAAAATCTCCATTTGGAAGGTTATCCAAAATCGTTTTGTATTGAGGAGCTTGCCTGATCTGAACATACCTTTCATATTCGGAGCCTTCGGCTTCGTATATGTAGGGAAACATTTTGGCAGTATCTTCTGCCCAAGCTTGTTTCTCTTGTAGATATTTTGCCCTTTCGGGTATCCGTTCTGACAAGTGATCTTCAGCTTCAGTTAAGATGTTCCGGATGTCCTGATCTTCGTATTCCTTGCCGTCAATTTCAACATAGTCACGACCAATGTTTTGCATTGCCCACTTCTTTGCTGAAAGAGCCTCTTTTCTCAGAGCTTCCAAATCCTCCAAAGAATTTACTTTGTCTAGAGCTGGTTTCTGATCTTCGGTCTCTTTTGCTGGCGAAGACTTTAATGATTGGATCTCTTCCTTTAGGGATTGTACTTCTTCCTCTGCTCCTTTTGCGCGAGCGGTAAGACGTCCAATCTGCTTAATAGCTTTTGATAATCCCTTTGGTTGAGGTTCATCCGATTCCTCTGTTTCCTCTTCTTCAGATTCATCCTCGGTTTCGGTGTTAGACTGGGAAAGAACTTCTGACTCCTCTTCTTCCGCATCTACGACTTCTGTTTCCGTAATATCATCTGTCGCCTCGGTTGAAGACTCATTCGCGTTGGTTTCGACTTTCTCCATGAATGAAGAAGCAAAATCCTCCAGCGAAAGATTGGTGTTAGCATTAGTGTCTACTTCGTTTTCAGCGGAAGTCTCGCTGGTAATATCTGTATTTTCCATAATTTCTGCGTTTAACTGGAGTTCGCACTCTCTCTACGAGCGGATGCTCGTCATTACTCAGTATGCAGAAATTAAAGGCTCAAAGCTCAGAGTTGAAATATTGACGAAAAATTAGGAAAGTGGTTTGTTGGATAGATGAGATTTACATTAATCATTCTTTTTATAACTACATTCATGATTGGCTGTATGTCGGAACAGCAAAAGAAAGAAAATAGCCAAGCCTTTTGGCTCATGATGGAGGAGTCAAAACAAGCCAAGTCAGATTTAGAGGCAAAATTCGTCGAAGGTGGACTTGAATCACTTTTTAAAAGAAGATTTGGAAATGAGGAATCGATAACACTCCGTGAAGTTATTAAATTTATTGAATACCACTTTGAAGACGAAATTAATGACGCTGTTCGCCAATCTTATCTTAGTCACTTCAAACTTTCTGAACAAAGAAATCGTAGGATGACCGATGACTTAATTCAAATAATGCTAGATGGCGCAAAAAAATCTGTTGATAAAACTGTCTACGAAATTGCCAAGGATTTAGTTAAAAAGGGAGGATTCCTTTAGATGAAAAACAAAACTATCTTTTTTTTCGTTATGCTTATAGTTGGGTGCGGAGAAAGTGATAGGGAGAGACCTGATTATTACGAAAATGATTACGATTGGGGGTATGAAAATGGAAGCGATGATGGATACTCTTCAGGCTGGGACAAAGGGTATGAACAAGGTTATCTAGATGCAAAAAAGGGGAAGGGTCAAATTAACCGATAGATTCACTCCGACTCATAAGTGAGTGATTTGATAATCCGATCAACGGATGCAATTTCTCCACCTAGTCGAGCTAAAGCTTGGGGATTTTCTAAAACCTCAGGCTGGTGAAAGTCATTAATTAAGACTTCTCTTTCCTTGGATAGATTTTCAAGAATCACCTTAAAATCATCGTTATGCCTTAATGCTTTTACTGCTTCTGCTAATGTCATTTTTATTTGTTAGGAAATATGTTTAAGGCTATTAAAATTAATATGAAAAAGTTTTTTAAAAATCCTTGGATGAGAATTTGGTTACTTTGTAGTTTTCTGTGGATAGTAGGATTTAATGTTTGGTGTTATTATAGTTGGGAAAAAACAGCTTCAGTTGCTAAATTATTACTCGCTCAACAGGAAGAAGCTGGCGTAACTTATTCACGGGAGGTAAGCTCGGAAAATAGGATTAAGTATGATAATTATTGGCTATTCTATGTTGCTAAGGGGAGCTTTAGCTTGAGCTTTAGTGTACTCGACTCACAATTTGGAATACATTGGTTCTATATATCGTGTTTTGGCCCAAGTGTGGTTGGTTTAATTTTTATATATGGATTGCGGTGGATCATTGTTGGTTTTAAGTCACAGACAACTTGATCTGTTTATAGGAGTGATAGTTATTTAATAATTCTGTCATACCGCTACAGATGCTGGGATATTTCCAGCAGTAGTTCCTAAGGCTCCAGTTCTAGCGTTCTCTTGTTGCTGAATCATGAAGGTTAACTGATTGGAATATTTCTCCAGCCTAGCCTTAAACTTTTCATCTTGTTGGAGCCTAGCTTGAATGTCCTCACCACTTATGTCTTCGGTTCCTTGCAAGTATTGCTGGATAACTTGAAGTCGTAATTGTGGATTTGCATTTTGCTGGGGAGCGTTGACTACCTGACCGCTAGAAATCTTGGCTATGTCATTGGAAGTCTCGATAATTTCTTTGGTCGAAGCTTCTTGCTGAGGTATCAACAATTGATCGGATAAATTCGGATCAATAGCATCAATGAATACTCTGAGGTACTGGTCAAATCGGCTAACACCCTGACGATCAAATTGTGACATAATTTTACCAATCATCTCTAGCTTCGAGACTACCTTCTCCTCGTCATTGTTCATCGAGTTAAATGTGAGCTGGAAATCGTAGATCGATGCCATTTCATCCATTATGATATTTTGACCACGAGCGTTCTGAGTGACTCTGAACCAAACCTCAGAATTATAGCTACGATCATAAGCCCACATCTTCTTGAGAACCTGGGAAAAGCCGTGAAGAAAATTGTTCACCAAAGACTGACGAATCAAGTTTGCTTCGACTGCATCAGCTTGACTTGTAGCTCGTCCGGTAAGCTTTTCAGCCAGCTCACGGATCTGCATTTCAACAGCCATATTATCTCCACTTTGAGGGGGGATTTCCATGTACCCAATATCACCGCGCCTTCTGACTGGAATTTGACTACCAGCTCCGATCCTCTCAGGACGCGTTCCGATTCTATATTCTAAAGGAGGACAAGTTGATAGACTTTCTCGGTCTTTTCGCGCGTCCATCAGACTCTTAACGCAAATCTGATAACTGCGAAGGATCTCAGGGTAACCTCGACTATCAAGCAATCTGCGAGAAAGCTGTTCTCGTGTTATAGCTACGAATGGATACCTACCCTCATCAGCAGACATAGTGTAGGTTTTACCATAACCCTCTGCTTGTTCGCTGAAGCAAGTGTAAGTGCAAATTGGTATTCCATCTTCATCAATCTCTTTGCGGTAACAGCCGACTAGTCGGATTAATCCATCATAATGGTCAGGAGCGTTGTCACCATACATAGTAGCCTCTGAATAACCATCGTGTTTATGATCATAGTCTCCGGTCGTATTTGTGATCACCTCATCGACAAAGTCTGCATCGAATCCATCAGTCACAACTTTCTCTTTTAGTTGCTCCGGTGAGTAATAGTTAACTGTGTAAATTGCTCTCGCACTTTCAAGATCGAGAATATTTGAATCAACAATTAGATCTCTGCCTAACTCGTAGGCTTTAATTGTCGGTCTGTTAGTTATGACCTTTTCTTGTGGAATCTCAGCTTCACCTTTGGAAGCTAAGTCACGAACCATTTTTCTGACTCGCTTCTTGGAAAGATTAGGGAAGGCGCTTTGAACAAGATCCAAAGCGCCTTCCTTCATGTCGGGATCGGTTATGGCAGAACCAAGCTCAGGAGAAAGGGCTGAAATCTCCTGAAGTGTGATGGGTTGTAAAACCCTAGTCACTTCCCTACGAAAATGTACGCCTAAAAAACAAAGTCCTTGTTCCAGCAAATAGTTGGCAGCAACACCTACTTCTCTTGGAAGTTCGTCCATCGTAGACATCCTCCATCGCATGAATTGGGTGACGATTGCCGAAGTAGTAATATCATTTGATTCAACTGGTGAAGCAATGAGGTTACCCTTGTTAACTGAGGATTTCAAAAGAGCGATGTCTCCATCAATTAGTGGTGATACTAAATTTGGTTCTAAATCGCTGGCTCCTTGCCAAGGAAATGCATCAGGATCCTCTTTTCTTCCAGTCTTTGACTTGCCTACCCAAACATTTCTACGAATGTCCCTAGCTTCTTCTGCAAGGTCTAAGTGGTAAGAAAGGTTATGCCTACATCTGTCAAAATCGCTTTTGAGAAAATCGATGTCAGGCTTCGTTTCGTGTTCATAAAGTTCGTTTTCTAGTTCTGCCATATCTTTCACTTTGCAGAATTATCATTCAATTTGCTCAAAGCGTCTTCTTCGATTCTTCTGATGGTATCATTTGAACAACCGCAGTAATCTGCTATTTGGGTTCTCGTAAACTTTGGGAACGGCTTATCGAACACCCAGCAATACAAAGTTGTTTCAATGACTAAAGATTTTAACATAGCTCCTATTCTTTCTTCAGTCTCTTTTCTGCTCTCAAATCTCCCGAAATAGTTCTTCATCTGATGTTTCAATCCTTTTAACTTTCAATGGCTTGTCTAAAAAGTGGTTGCCGTTAGCTCTAACAACACATTTGGAGACATTGTCAAAGTCGCCAAAATGGATAAATATGATCCTTGGATTGGGGCATAATTTGTAGACCCACGCTTTGAGTTCCTCACCTTGTAGCTTTTTATCAGCCTTTAATATTCTTCCTACGCTGGCAGTACTTATTCCTAGATCCTTAGCAATCTTGGCGTTAGTGACTCCATCAGCTTTTAGCTTTAAAACTTCCTTAATTTTGTCTCCTGAAATTTTCATTTTCCTGTAACCAAACTTATTCTCCTTGCTATCCACTCCATGACATGAGCGGTGATTCCATTTCCTAACATCCGGTATCTTGGTGCGTCTTTGAGTTCTATAACCTTACCTTTCTTGATCCATTTGTTGTCCACCAGCTCAAGGTCTTCCCTGAACTTAGTGAAATCATCTGATAGACCCTGAAGACGCTCTGCCTCCAAAGGAGTGATTTTACGGACAATCAAATCATGTGATACCGCATGAGTGTCACCAATTGTTAAAGTGTATTGAACTCCATCATCGCTGATACCTAGTCCATTAGTGTCGCATTTTTCATTTCGTCCAATTGATTTACCAGCGAGAGCGACTGCATGAGCAAAACCCATTCCTTCACCTCCTTGCTGGGCGCGTAATGTTAAAGATACATCTTCTTTTGCCTTTGGAGTATGATCTCCATTCCAGCAACAAACTTTTGGCCCAGTTGCATTACTGATGCCTGATGCACAAGTTAAAGTTGGAGCAATATCTCCAGTTACAACTCCAGCATAGACATTACAGCCCTGAGTTAAGATGGGTAAATTATTCCCTCCAGTACCAGCCTTCTTTGTAAGAGTGGGGCTAATTTCTCCAGTCTCTTTGATGCGACTATCCTGAGCATGGTTTTCGTAGCAAGTGCATTGAGTTACCATCTCAAAGCTGTCAGCTCTTGAGTAGTCATTGCAACTTGTTTGAAGTGTCGAAGCTACTTCTTTGCAGTAGATTCGAGCGCTTGCCTTAGGATCGGGGGGAGACTTTCCAACTTTCCTCGTTTTTCTGCCCTCCTTAAAATGCCCTGACACGCGGTGTTTGAAAGTGAATATTTCTTCAATGGCTTCGGATCCAATATCGCAGAGAGTCCCAAGTACAAACACTCGCAACCTCCGCTGAGGGACTGCTTGCCTAACTCCTCGTTTGTCGCTCCCTCGATTCTGTGGAAAACTGAAGGCGACGTGTTGAGAGTCCAAGTGCGTCCATCCGATCTCACGATGCCCGACTTCGGATAGGTCTTTGATGAACCTAGCAAAGTCGTTTTTATCTCCGCTGGACATGAGTCCGGCAACGTTTTCGGCAAGCGAGAGGATAAGCCCACGCTCTTTAAGTCCTGAAATAATTCTGATTGCTTCTCCATAAAGTGTAGATCGGTCTCCTTCTAATCCTTTCCGTTGACCAGCAACGGAAAGATCTTGGCATGGGAATGAGTATAAAACCCCATCGGCATCGGGTAGGTCATCAGCGGTGACTTTTTCAATATCTGAGAATATTGGAACACCGGGAAAGTTGTATGCGAAAACCCCTGCTGCTTGTTTGTCGTTCTCGATACCAGCGACAATCTCATGTCCAGCTCGTACTAATCCAAGGTCACCACAACCAGCTCCGCTAAACATTGAAATCCAGCGAAATGCCATCAGTCGTTGCGTCTCCCTTCACAAATGTCTTGTTCCATCGCATAGAGGTAAAACCACAAGTCGATGACCTCCTCTTTACACGCATCTATCTTTTGAAGCAGATGCATCCTTGATAGACCTTTTGTTCCGTCAGGATTATGTTCCAAGATTCCTTTTAGGAATTTTGATCGAGCCTCGCTTTTAAACTTTTGGAGGGCGTCTTCCATTAATTCTTCGTCCCTCATTTGCCGTCCTCCTTGAATTGGGTGAGGCATCTTTGATCCAATCCATAGCTCCAACCATAGCCGTAATCTACTTTATTATCCTCTTTGACTAATTCGCTCTTCCAAGCCCAACCTTTAATCTCAACAACTGATCCTTGTACTACGCATAAGACATAGAAATCCACATCAGGGTTATCTTTTAATGTGCAAAGCAACTGAGAGGTTTGATTCTTTGTTGATTTAACATCGTATCGCTTTCCCTTGTAGACGCCGTCTTGGGATCCGCTTCTTGGACTCCATCCAATGTCAGGGAATAGATTGAAATGCTTTGCGAAAGCGTATTCTCCCATAAAGCCTAAAACATCAGCATCAGCTCCGTCCTGATTGCCCATTTTCGCGTCTTTTACATTGTTGCCACGAGCAACCAAGCTTCGGTTTCTGCCAACCATTTGGCAGTACTGAATCTCAGAATGATCGAGTTCTACTTTAATGCCATCAACTAGCTTTTTGTTTATAATTGCCATTAGTATCCTCCAGCTCCGGTCGAGACCAATTCATGATCTTCGTAGTATTTGTAATTCCCTATTGCGACGTACCTGAGTGAATCGACTCCATCTTTGCAGACTCCTTTTGGCCCATGCTCTACCTGATAGTTAGAACAGCAATGGATCGTATTACCGCACTTGTCGCTGAATATAAGCTTTGAGTGATTATCGAAACCAATGGGTTTCGATGTATCGTAAGCTAAAAGTGAATTGATTGCCTGAAGACCAGTTTCAATGTCTAAGCCTTCGGCTGGATTTACATAAATTTCTTCATCAGCAAGGTCGCTTATGATGTTGGAAGTCCCTTCTGATTTTTGATAGCTCGCAGATCCAAGACGAGGGTCTATGATCATATCAACATTCTCAAGCCCCTTGGTCATTTCCCTGATTACTTCAGCATAATCAGCGATTCCATAGCCGTTTGGCTGGCAAGCTTCCCCAGGTCTTCCCTGAGTTCCTTTCTCCATATCAGCCCATGCTCCATATGAAGGATCAGGGTATTCGTCTATGACATAGTGAGTCCCATTTGCGGAGATTCCTACCAGTATCATGAACCAAGGTTTTGCCCCAGCCGGATCAATTGAAAGGACATATGTACATGGATTGTCCTTCGGGTTTTTGATTATGGGAATCTCGCTATGTTTCATGATGACCTTGTCATCAAGATTTCTGAAAACTGTGTTAGCTGGCTTGGTCGGGACTCCATAAGCCCTTGTTAAAATCTCATCACGATTTGCTCCTTTAAGCTGATTCTTCGTAGCTTCCCAAGAATTGTAAGGATTCTCCTTTGTGTGAAAATAGACGATTCGAGCGTTGCGGATACTATGCTGTAAAACTGGAACTTCTTCATTGTTGAGAAGTTCAGCTTTCTTGGTTTCAAGAGTCCTAGCTCCGGTCAAATATTGGCTAACTACATTTGTCCAACCTGAGACCGTTGTGAAGCTACTGATAATACGAGCTGGGATTCCTTTAGAATCCGCTCTAGTAAGACAGCGATAGCGAAGTGTAGAAAGCCATGAAAGGTTATACTCTTCGTCAAGCCAGCAACCTATTGAATGAGTTCCAGCAACTGGATCATCTATCAATCCGCATTCTCCACCTTCAACTGTTTTAATGTCTTGTTGGAAGTTGCGAAATACGCATTGGCTCTTATTCGGAAGTATAAAAGATCCGGAGGTAAAGCCGTTCTTATTTGAATAAGAGACGTAATAGGTTCTTGAGCGACCAAGCTTTTTGAACTCTTTGGGGAGGTAATGATAAATGATCGCTTGTTGATGAGCGATTGAGTTTTGAGAGGATGTCGTGAAACACCAAATTGTCGCTCCAGCGTTTTTGACTAAACATTCGACTACTCGCTTCGCACAAAAATTTGTTTTCGCAGAGCGGTTGCCTCCACATATTAAAAGCTCTGAATGATCTGCGAGTTGATCGTCAGCAAGTTTCCAATGCGGTAATTCTGTTCCAAAGCGATATGGGTCTTCTCGCTCTCTTTCGATAGCTCCTTCTCTTCGCTCCCAATATTGCAGAAGCTTCTCTGCTCCCATAGCGATTTGTTCCTTTTTTGAGGGAACTTCTAACAAGGGGTGCGGTGTCCATATCAAACTCATTCACAACCATATTTGCGGTCTTCGAGATGAATCGTGACAAATTGGAAATTTTTTTTTGTTTGAGCGAACTGGTCAGCGGAAAATCGGGCTGGCTTTCTCGACCCCCCTCCCCCCTACCCGATGGAACAAATTCGTTCCATCGAGCGACCAACTAAGATGAGGATCCGCTATTTCAATAGGGTATCAGGCGGTAGAGTCAGGGACTTTGAGTCTTCTTATGATGGATCCCAGCATAGTTGATGGAAACTTTCTGTTCACTTGCACCTATAATCTTAGATAGGTGTACACTAATCTAACTATTACTAATCTTTAGCTTTCTTACCTTTTTGGAATATCCAATTAATGCTCTTATGGACTACAGCAATTGCTACTATAACCCCAACTACAAAGCCATATGCCTTAGCCTCAAATTCAATCAAGGAATTGATCAGGATTTCAAGTCGAAGCTTTCCAAGCGTGATCCAAGCAATGGATCCGACATACAAGGCAAATACGCATAATCTCCTTAAACTCTCAAACATAACTTAATCATGCCTACAAAGAAAAAACGAATCAATATCATTCCTGATAATCTACCAGCTCTCACAGCTCCCGAAGAAACTTGCCCTAGTTTGTTTACTGGTCAAAAGCTTGCAGAGAAGGATCCTGAGAAGTATGCGAGGATCGTTCAGAACCTGGGAGAAGGTAAGCCTTTGTCGAGGATCGCTAAGTCGGAGAAGGTCGCTCCTGAAACTGTCTCCGCTATCCTAAAGCGAGAGTCAAAGAGTGTGGATGCTGTCCAATCATTGACCGCTGGCTTGACCAGCTATGCATCGCAAACTTGCCTGATGAAGATCATCGAGAAATTAGATCGAGATGAGATTCCGGCTGGAGTGTTACCAATCACCTTTGGCATCCTTCGTGACAAGGAGAAGAATGATCTTGGTATGGCGACCAGCGTGATCGAACATAAAGCATCAGTCAGCATAGATGACGTCAGGCGAGAATTAGCTGAGATGAAGAAGGATGCTATTGAGGTTGATACGAAGGATCTGTAATAATTAGTTAGCCTCTTCCATCAACCATCTCACCTTCTTTATATTCAAACTCATAATCTTTATGGAAAGTTCCGTCTTTATCAATTGAGTCCCAATATTGAACCATTATTCCGTTTCCATCTATAATTTTTGTTTCATCACATTTATCACCATTTGGCTTCCATACCTCACATGAAATCATTTTGCCATCTCTGTAAAAAGCATGAGACTTTTTCCGCTTTCGATCCATATCATACCACTCGATCCAATATCCGTCCCTCTCATCTTTTTCATTGAACTTGCCTTCAAAGGGTTCAGGTCTGCTATCAGTAGTTTCAGGCTCTCCAAACTCTTCACGCCAAAAGTTTTTTACGCAGTAAAAAGCAATTACAGTTACAATGATAAGAACTATTGGTCGTTCAAGGTTTATCAGAACTAATGGAAGCCATACTCCTATTGCAATACAAGCGCTAGCAACCTTTTCATTTCTGTTTATGAAGAATATTCCAAAGATAAAACTAAGCCCTGCTACCCAACCACACCAAGCTGGGAAATCTCCAAAGAAATAACTATCGCTTGGATCAGGAACTGCTCCAATGATTTCAATCATTCTTATAAACTAATATCCAGTTGATTAGCTTGTGTACTGCAAACCCAATAGGAATAATTAAAATTGGAGAGAGGATACACAACCAAGCCAATCTTGTAATCTCCTTTTTATGTGTTCTGTATTCTTCTAACTCACTTTTTACTTCATCAATTTTAGTTATGTCATACTTAGCTGGATCAAGTATGACTTCTTCAATCAAATCAGCTTCTTTATCATTCTTAATTGTCATGCTGTATGGAACATAATCGAGTTTATTTACTCCAATTATTGGAACCAATATTGTAAAAAATATTACAACAGCCCAAGATGCTGTGAGAAGTAAGCGTCTTATAATTTCGTACCCTTTAGACATAGTTTTATTTTAGCATATATAACTATATAGCAAAGAAGGCTACCCTTAAGGTAGCCTTCTTAATAGCTGTAATAGCTATAATAGCTTTATAGCTTGGTCGCTTACATAGCTATTTTGCGGTGATAAGTCGTACTATGCTCACAATAGCGGAATTATTTTCAGAAATATTAATATTGGAGACCCTGATGCCTATTTAAGCTTCGGTTGCTCAATGAATGGGAATATATGGGTTGCTACCACAAAGGGACTGATTTGACAGAAGGGTCTCCATTTAAAAGCATCATCTACTTCTTCGGCAGTATATCCCAAAACTGCTTACAAGTTCCAGCGGTGACTCCATCAACAGCCCGATAGTTTGAATCGATAATAGCCGGGGAATTTCCAGCCCACATGGCGGTCTTATTCTTATCGTTATTGATCTTGAGATAATAAGTGATTCCGGTGTGACGCATGACATCCCTTATCCAAGTAGGACGATCTTCGCTGTTGGAATCCTTGAGCTTGTGTTTCCACTCCTTAGCCATGTTTGGATCTAACGAAGTGATTTTAAGGCGATAGCCAGCAACAGCTCTTATCAAAGCAAAAAGCTTCTTTGCATTGGCTGGGGCAACGGATCCCTCTTTTGCAGAAAGTGGCTTGAGCCACTTTATGCAAGTTGGATGCATATCAACTGAGCGGCGTCGCTGTCCCTTACCCTCAATCACAAAGCATGGCTTCTTATCGTCCCAAACGAATTTCTTCCAATCCAAGCGGAGGATCTCTGATGGGCGAACTGCTGAGAAGATAGCTAAAACGAAATACGGCAACATGGATCCGTTATCAACTTCTCCAGCGACCTTGAGCAACTTCTTGACCTCAGGGATACTGAGAGCCTCAGGCTCCAGCATCGCTGGATTTGGCTTATCAACTTTAGAGACCGGATTCTTGACCAGCCAATCCTTCTTCTCACAAAACTGAAAGAACGCGTGTATAATCGCATAATGATTGGATCTAGTCTTATCGACCCACTCTTTATTCTCATCGTAAATGTAATCCTCAATCTCATCGACTGAATACTCGCTTACATTTCTTACATCAAAAGCATCAGAGAAATTCCTAAGCTTCTGTTTTGTCTTATCCTGATGGTCTTTAGAAGTCCTTTTAAGTTTTGGATTTTTGAGATACCTCTCAATCGCCTGATCCAATGTTATAGATCCAAAGTTTGGATCGAAGTGGTCGCAGTAATATTTGACTGCATCGACAAGCTTACGAGTTTGAAAATCGGTCGGAAACTTTGACTTCAAAAGATTGAAAGCGTTCATCGCATCGCTCTCCTGAAGTGTTGATAAATGAGTTGGTCGAACATTCGTATTGAGGTGATAAACTCTCCACTCGTCTTGCTGGTCTTTACGAAAGGTAATCGCTTCTTCCTTCGTGTTAAACTTCCTTCTCAGTCTCTCTCTTTTGCCGTTTCTTCCTCGCTTTGGAAGGATCCCATAAACTTCCCATAGCTTCTTTTCGGGTAAATACTTTGGAGCCTTGATGGCAGAAATGTCCCAATCTTGCTTCATGATCTCTATGCTTTCTTTTAATTTATTAGTGTTTGAGCGATGTTCCGATGGAACGAAATGGAACGCTCTCGATGGAAATAAGTGTTCCATCGATCTTCCGCTGCGTCAAACGCTTTTTTTAAGAAAGCTCTGAAACCCTGATGAATAGTGGGCTAGAATGGAGGCGCGGGTCGGAATCGAACCGACGAATAGAGGATTTGCAGTCGTGGGCTACAAAGCCTATAATTTCATAAATCCTTGATTATTAACAAAAGTTAATTTTTGAAATACCAAGGAATACCAAGAAATACAAGCAAATGGAACAAAAGTGTTCCATCGAGAGTAGAGGACTTTTGACGTCAAACCATCTATTTCTGATCTAAAATGGTTATTTTCAATCTGTTTATTGAGCGTCATAAATCGCATAAAATTACTGCTTGTGTTTCTCACGATATTCATAAGCTTCCCTACCAAGTCTCAGATCTCGTTTAATTTGCTCAATTCTTTGAGCAGTTTTTCTTGGTAAATTTGTTAGAAGCCATGTTGCCATCTCCCAAGCGGTTATTCCACTCATACCTTTGAAGGTTGTCCGAACAAGATATGTTTTACCACCTACTTCCTCCTCCTTGTAATGAGATTTTGGAAACAACTTTAACCAAGACTGGTAAATGGGGTGAGCAGTAGGCGGTGTTGTGACACCTTCCTCATGCTCCTCATTGATAATACTGCTAATGAATTGCTTTGCATCTAAAGGAACTCTTTTGGGAACTTTCACTTCATCATATGCAGATGTGTATGCTTGCTTCCGGTATTTAATCGTTTTTTCAGATTCATGGTTCTTACAGCAATCTAGGAAGAACAATGTTTCTTTCAGGTTAATACCATTTCCACCTTCTTCTTCCATATACTTGAGAAGACATTCTGCAACGAACTCAACCTTTTCAGGATCAAGCTCAGGCTCTGAAGATTCAGACAAACGCTCAAGCTCTTGCTGTAGAGTTTTTACTACTTCAGGATCAGGAGTAACTTCAGTTGCCTCTTGATCAGATTGATTCTTTCCCTCTCCGCTTAATGCAACCAAATCTGTATAAGTGTCATCATCTTGCCATGAACATATCAGATCCGGATTCTTCATCAGAATTTCAAGATAGTGAAACTGCTGTTCAATAATGGACTCCTCATCTCTCTCATCAGCGTTCCACTCATGAGCAATGTTATGTATAAGATCTCGCCAAAAATCACGTGCAAATTGTAGCTCCTTGAATTTCTCGATCTTCTTTTCCCAGCCAAGCCTCTCTTGAGAAGTAAGAACCTTCTTGGCTCTCTCGAAATGCATAAGCCAATTTTTGTATCCGCTCAGGTAATTGTCGGCTGTATTCAATTGATTACTAATCTCCTGAACACTTACCTTCTGAACAGCTTCATAACCCATGAACTCAAAATAAATATCTTCCCCAAGAAAGAAACTTTTTGAGAATAGCGAAATAACACTAGGCTCAAGACTTGGGAGAACATCAATCGGCTCCCTCAATTCGACATTAATTGTCGAGTCATCAACAACCTTTATCAAAGATTCCCTAACGACATTAGAGTTATGAGTGAACCCCCCTACTCGTACATTTACCTGAGCAGTAGCTGGCAAAAGATACTTTTTATTGATTCTGTAATATCCATTAGTTTCTAGCAGAAAAATTAGAGCTTCTTTGCATTTTGTATCCGTTGGTACTATAAGCTCACCATCTTTTCGACTTCCCCATCTGTCTATACCTTGAATCTGTTTTGCTCTGACATAATTTCCAGTCAAAGAAATAGGAACACCATGTGTCACCCGTGGGTAACTCAAGTGTTGAAAAACTCTATCCGAAGCCATGAATCCGATTAGATTCATATGGCTGATAATATTTAGCAAGCCGTTGGCATCTTTGGCTTCTTTGTACAGCTCATCATTTAGCAAACCTGACTCTAAAGCTATGTCCAAATAACTAGTATAATTAGCTTCAAAATCTTTCAGTTGTTCATCCTGAAGATATTGATCCTTATAAATTGGAGTATGCTCAATCCAAGCGGTTTCTGCATCTTTGTTACGCCCCTCTGTAAGTCGCTGGAATCTCATTGAGAATACAACATCTCCCCAAAGTTCCATTACATTCTCTGTATAGAGATTCTCGAATTGTAGAAAACGAAGTTTGAACTTTTCAAACTCATCATCCCCTCTTGATCTACCTATCAATAGCCCCTCTCTACCCCTTTTTGCCATGAGATTATTGTGGGGTTTTCGCCTCTTTTGTACAAGCCATTTTAATGAAATAAAACTTTTTTTGACAAATTTGTCACGATCTCTTCACAGCCCCTCAAATATGGCTGTGTATGAAACAGAACCAAGAAGTAACAATCGTAATAGACCCAGGTTCCAGCGGTGGATATGCAATCTGCTTTGGAGGCTTAAAGGCAATTACATTACACAATCTTCAAAGCCCATCTGACTTTATAGATCATGTACTAGAGCTAGAAGAAATCCATAAAGGATTTCTTCGATCTGTAGTGGAGGATGTTCCAAGTTACGCTGGAAAAGATGTTCCATCTTATACCAGCTTCAAGCTTGGTCGCTCATGCGGATTTCTTGAAGGAGTCCTTAGAGCTAGACAGATTCCGGTCGAATTTATCAGCCCAAGAAAATGGCAGAAAAATTTAGGCGGATTAAAAGGCTTATCCGGATCTCCTCGCAAGCGTGTTCTTAAAGACCACGCCTCCCGAAAGTACCCACTTTTGAAGCCAACATTAAAGACCTGCGATGCTCTTCTGATGGCTGACTATCACTTTAATTCCAACCCAAATATATAAAATTATGGCTAAAATAATAAATAATAGTGCAGACTACGGGGATGCCCGTGGTTTTAGATTAGAAAACGCTGGGCCAACTGGCTCCTTTCCAGCTCGCTTAGTCGATATCGAGGATAACTTCGATGTTGATGTGCAGAAGTATGGTGGAGCGATTGGTGAGACTGAAAAGAAGAACGTTACAGAGTTCCTTTTCGCCTACAATGCCGATGGTCAAACTCATCTCGTCAAGAGCTGGGAAATGACTCAATCGGGAGGCGAGAGATCTGCTTTGTACAAACTTCTTTCTCAGATGCTTGGTGAGCCTCCAGTCTTTGATGGTAACTACGATTACTGCGATGAGATTGGACAAACTTGCCAAGTTACTGTTGCGAGCAAAACGTCAAAGAAAGGAAAGACCTACAATTGCATTGCTAGTGTCGCTCCTCTTCTTAGCGAGTTAATGGATAAGGCTCCAAAGCTTGAGGATGTAGAGATCCCTGACGGCAGAAGAGTTGCATTACCTTCCGCTGATCAAGATGCATTTGCCATTGAGGAATAAGTCATGGCTCATTGCTACGATAAAGATGGAAACCCCCACTTCAACTTGACCCCAGCTCAAGCGAAGAAGGAAGGTCTATTCTTTAGCGTTACTGAACATCAAGGTATCCTAGCAAAAAAGCCACTTGAGCTTTGGAAGCTAGGTCAACACTTGAAGACTGCTTTTCAATATCCTCCCCGAAATGGGGAGGATGAGCAGTCGTTCATTAAACGCGTAAAGGGTATTACTTGGAAAAACGGAGGAGGGGCAGCAGAACTCGGAACTGCAATCCACGCTGGCATTGAGTCAGTATTGAATAAGGAGAAGAAGGTTGAGGATCTTGATGTAGATCTTCGCAAATATGTCGCTCCAGCAATCCGTTATTTCGAGTCCAAGAAATTTGAAATCTTGGATGTAGAAAAAGTTGTTGTGAATGAAAAACAAGGATATGCCGGAACTGCTGATGCAGTAGGCAAAACTCCATGTGGTAAGAAATTCATATTGGATTGGAAATCTAGAAAGTTTGGTAGTCGAAAAGTCGTTCCATACGATGGTCAACCCGAACAAGTAAGTGCGTATGGAGCTGGCTATTTTGGAGAAGACGCTGTCAAAAACGAAGAGGTTTGGGGCATTAATGTCTTCGTATCAACTGACAGATTTACCAGCGATGGTGAGTCTGAAATCGTTGTAACCAGCTACTCACCTAAAGACATGGCTAAAAACTACGAAACCTTCTGCCTAGTCTGCGAGATTTGGAGAAGAGTTGAGAAGTACGATCCTAGAAAGGAATGCGCATAATGTCACAATCACACTTTAGAAAAGCAAAGGATAAGCCCCTACCCTTACAGACACGCTTGAGGATCCTTGGTCATAAGCTTGGCGTAGCTGAGTCCTACGACTGGTATGGGGAGCCTGAGCGATTCACCGCAATGAAGAAAGCCCATCAAGCTATGCTACGAAATTTCTACTTAGGTAATTAATACAACCGGTTGAATTTTAGCATCTTGGTTAACACTATAAGTTGACACCGCATCTTAAATATACGTGAAAAAACAAATTACAGCATCCCCTGATCGTTCGATTATCTTCGTTAAGAAAGGTGATCGCTATGAAATCAGAGTATGGAATCGATTTACTGGCGACGCTCCTATTGGAGCGCGCCTTGGGCGTAAAGACGGGTTGCCCAATCTTATTACACAAGCGGATACTTTTGACAGCGCTATTGATCTGCAAAAACGATGGCAAGCTTGGTTAGATGCCCAACCAAATACTGGTCGAAGGAAGGGAAAACAGAGGATATGAAAAAATCGCTATCCAACCGCTGTCAGACCGCTGTCCAACCGCTGTCCAACCGGTGTCAAAACGCTGTACATCCTTGTGTTTATAAGGCTTTTAGCATTTTAGGAACATTATTTACGTGTTATTATTGTATTTATAAAAAGCGCAACTCGGCTAACACAAAATCAAAATTTCAAACTTAAATCTAAAATTAAAATTATCACTTAAATAACAATTTAAAAACATATTATACCACTCTGCCTTTGGCAAGTAGAATAGGTCAACTTCTGCCACACCCAACTAATATTCGGTGAATAAAAAGAATCATGAAATACGAACGACAAAAACTAACTAGGAAGTTTGTTTACTCATTACCTGAGGGAACAATCTTATTATCTACAATCTATTTTTCCTTCGGCTTTCCAAGCTGGGAGATCAAAGATTACTACAGATCTTTATGGGAAGAAATCAAAAGCTTTGGAGCTGATCAAAGAATGGCTGTAGCCTTCAATACTAAGGAAGATTACGAAGCCGGAATTAAAGAGATGTTAAAAAGCGTAGGGCAAAGTTTTACCTTTTGTAAAGTAAACTGGGGGGACGAAGTAACGATATGATTCGATTCGATCAGTTATCCTCTTTGTTCAAATTGTTCATTGTGCGTCAATCTGCGCATAGAGTCACTAATTTAATAAATAAAAAGAAAGCTATATTATGAGTAAAAACGAGCCTATAAGGTCAAAAGTAGATCCCGATCTTCCTGATGAAGAGAAGGCAGAAAAGTATCTCGCTTCATGTAAGCATTATCTTCACCCCGAAAATGAAGAATGCTGGTTGGGTGAGAAATTAAATTCATCCGTACATCATGAGTACATGACAGCAATGGGTCTAAAGGGACTCACACCAAGAGATGTCATATACCCACTTGAACATGGATACTACAAGTATTTGACTACAACTGAGATCTTAGTCTCTGACCTTAAAGATCATAAAGTCAGATATACCGCTAAGTACGAAAAGTACACCAATACTGGAGGTGCAAAATGATTCCCTCTAGAAGAAGTAAAATTCGTAATTGGCATTCATCGAATGTAACTGGTCAATCTGATTATTTATATCTCCCTGAAGGTCAAAGTAACGGGTTTAAAGGCATTGTTGCATTCACCCAAAATCCAACAATAGGGATTCTTGATTTCGATACTTGCTTGGCAAACCTTCAACGCGATGGAATGTCCGAAAAAGAGGCATATGACTTTTTGATGCGCAAAGCCAAGAATCGTCAAGATCACGAGCCAATTATCATGTTCAGCTATCCTGAGCTTCACCCAAATATTGAGGAGGTATTTTGATGAAAGAGTATGCTCACTTAGATAGCTTCCCTGATATCGGTATTTTTGAGGAATTTGTAGACCAAGATCGTGAATCCGATTCTAAAAATAAAATCATTAGCGGAGAGGCGACCCTTGAACCATCTGATGACAAAGAGGGTTGCGTGATTCATGACTTCACACTCATCGCTGAGATAGAGAACGAATATAAAGATCTTTTTGTCGAGACTATGGGCCACTATGGCTGGGAAGCTAAAGAGGGCTTATTGCTTCGAGGGTCTCCAAGAAGTGGGAAATCTTGGGCGACGCTTGATCTATTAAAGAAGATGGAAAATGGGGAGAAAATCGAAATCTCCAAGCCATCTGTTAATTCCGTCTTATTCACCCAAGCGAAAGAAAGTTACGATCCTGAATTACATGAGGAATTGTGGAGACGCTTGGAAGAGGATCCTTGCGACGACGAAGACTTTGATAAGTAGAATGATTGGTTCCCAAACAAAGGACATGGTGCGTGGCGAGATGCCACGACGAGTGGAGCGTTCTTACTTATTGAAACATCCAAATGGGAGCTTGGTTGCCCACGGCTCCAATGAGAGCCGTGGGTAGCCTAAAATTTA